TGACCGATGCCGATATCGTCAAGGCGGTGGCGAAAGCCATGGAAGTTCTATCGGCGGATGGCGCCAAGGCCATCGACTACGCTGCTGATGGTGCCGGTTGGGTCGACCTGACCGGTGTTGATGACTTGGCAGCGCTGGATCTGTGGCAGGCGGTGCTGGCGCTGCCTGCTGAGCAGAACCTGGCGCTGATGTGGAAAGTGCTGCGTGATAACCCGCGATGGGGTGATGCTGTGTTGGCTGATCTGACCTGCTTCGCTGCGCACCATATCAAGGGCGGTGACAAGTTCGGGCGCGAGGGTTTGCGCTACTGGGTGCGGCACTGGGCGCGGTGCGATGGTTCTAGCCGGGAGGCGGCGCAGCTCTACGGTCAGGCCCATGTATCCCACCAGCGCTTTTACCGAGAGGCTGTGGCGCCCTGCCTGGATGGTTGGTTTGTCGCAGCTAAAGGCTCGCTGGAAATTCTTGTTGCCGAGCTCTACAGTAAATTTTTGCGGGCAGCTTGACGGGGCAAAAATGTTCCACTAAAGTCCGTTTTGCAGTTACCCGAATTGCGTCCAAAGAAAGCCCGAGGCAGAAATGCTTCGGGCTTTTTGCGTTGTGGCGCTGGTGGTTTCCTCCTTTGTGCATGATTGACGCCCCGGCTGTGACGGCTGGGGCGTTTCTTTTTGAGGTGGCTAGATGGCTAAGGCAACTGACCTGGGCAAGATCTTCGCCGGCATCGAAAAGCAGCTGCACCGGCAGACGGCAAAGGCGCTGACGGCTACGGCCAAGTCTGCTGCCGATGCGGTGGTCAAGGAGATGACCAAGGTTTTCGACCGGCCAACCCCATTCACACTGCGCGGCGTGTTCTGGCGTGGTGCGAGTGTGGATCAGGGCCGGATGTATGCGCAGGTCTACTTCAAGGACTTTGCGTTCAAGGGCGGCAACGCTGCCGAGTTCATGCGCCCGCAGATCGAGGGTGGCCAACGCGTCCCCAAACGGTTCGAGAAAGCGCTGCGGCGCGTAGGCATCTTGCCTGCTGGTATGTTCGCAGTGCCTGGGCGTGACGCCAAGCGCGACGCCTACGGCAACATGAGCCGCGGCCAGATCGTGCAGCTGCTGTCGGCACTGCAGGCCTTTGGCGAGCAGGGCTACAAAGCCAACATGTCTGACAAGCGGCGCGCCCAGCTGGCCCGCGACAAGACAAGCCGCAAGACCGGCAAGGTAACCAAGGGCTTTGAATACTTCGTGCTGCACCAGGCACGGGCCGGCCTGCTGCCGGGCGTCTACCAGAAAGTGCAGTACGGTGAGCGTGCTGTGCCACGCATCATCTTGGTCTTCGTCAGGGCGCCGAACTACCGCAAGCGGCTGCCATTCCGCAGCGTGGTGGACGGGGTGGTGGCGCATGAGTTCGCCGGACACTTCAGGGCGGCCGGCTCGACCAGCCGGACAGCGGTTGCAGCATAGCTTGGTGGTGGGTGCGTGGGTCCTCCCCAGGCCCCCCGGCCTTTACGGGTGTTCGGGCCCCAGTGATTCGCTAGACACAGGGGTTCTTTCCTAACTTAATTAACTGCCTGTTAAGTCCTTTACTTTCAATTAACTGCTTAAAGATGAGCGATGAACAAGGAAATGCGAAAAGGCGAGTTCGCCAAGCTCCTTGGCGTTTCTCCTCCTTATGTGTCCCAGCTAGCAGCTGCCAATAGGCTGGTGCTATCAGCCGATGGCAAGAAGGTGCTGGTTGCGGAATCTCTCGCCCTGATTGCAAAAACGGGTAGTGCCGACAAGGTCGGCGTGGCTGCTCGCAAGGCATTGGAGCGGCAGCAGGCAGGCGGAAGTGCAATGCCCATTCACCAGCTGGCCAGTGCAATGTCTGGCGCTGCGGTTTCGTCATCGTCTGTGCCACCACCTGATTCTGTACCCGCAGCGCCGCCAACTAATGGTCGTCGGCCAGAGCATCTGCTAATGCTCGGCGACTACCTCGGAGCAAAGAACGCCGCCGAAGCCGCTAATGCGATCAAGCGTGGCGAGGACATGGATATAGAACTCGCGAAAAAGCGCGGTGATCTGGTGTCGCGAGAGTCGACTATCAAGGTGTTGGCAGACCTGGCCGCCGCCACCCGCGCCGCGTATGAGCGGATACCTGATCGCATCGCGACCAGGTTGGCCGCGGAGTCTGACCCATCGGTAGTGTTTGCACTGCTGCAGGAAGCCGTTGATGAAGTGGCCGCTACGCTGAGCAAGCAGGCAGGGGAGATTGCCAACAAACTATAGGTGCTGCGATGGAGATGTCGATCTATGAGCGGCAGGCCGTCGAAGCAGCTACGCAGGCATGGTCTGCTGCCTTTGCCCCGCGTGTGCGGATGGGCGTCGCGGACTGGGCCGATAACAACCGTGTACTGACCAGCGCCGAAACGTCGATGCCTGGGCCGTGGCGCACAGCAGTGGTCCCGTTTATTCGCGAGATCATGAACAGCCTGTCGGCTGACAGCGACTGCGAGACGGTCGTATTTATGAAGCCGACTCAGGTGGCGGGTACCGAGTCGCTGATTAACTGGACCGGCTACGCGATAGACCAGCAGCCAGGCCCGATGATGGTGGTACAGCCTACTATCGAGTTGGCTGAGCTGTGGTCCAAGCAGCGTCTGGCAAACATGATCGTGGGCAGTTCTGTGCTGTCTGCCAAAATCCCGCCTGCTCGCAGCCGTGATGGTGGCAACACCACGATGCTGAAGGAGTACCCCGGTGGGGTGCTCCGTATGTCTGGTGCCAACTCGGCTACCAGTTTGCGCTCGATGCCTGTTGGCAAGCTTGGGCTCGATGAAGTTGACGCCTACCCGGATGATGTTGACGGTGAAGGGGACCCGATTGGCCTGGCGCTGGAGCGTACCAACAACTTCCCGCGCCGCAAGGTATTCATTAACTCGACGCCCACTGTGCGTGGGGCTAGCAACGTCGAAAAGTGGTATGAGCGCAGCGACCAGCGGCGCTATCACGTGCCGTGTCCGCATTGTGGCCACAAGCAGCACCTGCGGCATGCGCAGTTCAAGTACGAATTTGCCGAAGGTAAAGAGGGCGACCCCGATTATCTGATCGACGCCAAGTACCAATGCGAGTCCTGCAGCGAACTGATTGCAGAGCATCACAAAACGTGGATGCTCGAAAACGGCGAGTGGATTGCCGCTTACCCTGGCCGCAAGATTCGTGGCTACCACCTCAACTCGTACTATTCGCCGATTGGGCTTGGCCGTACCTGGAAAGAGCGTGCTGTCCAGTTCCTGCGGGCGCTGAAAGATCCTGTCGAGCTCAAGCGCTTCATCAACACTGCGTTGGGCGAAACATGGGAAGACAAGTCCAGCAGCCTCAAGGCGAATGAGCTGCAACAGCGAGCCAAACCATATTCACTGAAGGTGGTTCCTGCGGGTGTGCTGATGCTGACTGCTGGCATCGATACGCAAGATGACCGCTTGGAAATGTATGTCTGGGGATGGGGGCGCGGAAACCGCTGCCACATCATCGACCGCATCATCATCTACGGAAATCCGGCAGCGCCCAGCACACCAGATCAACCCAATGTCTGGGACAAGCTGAAGGCTTCCCTGGATTACCAGTACCGCAACCAGTTTGGCATCGATATGCGGATTGAGGCGGCTGCTATCGACTCTGCTGGCCACCATACCCAGTCGGTTTACCGCTTCTGCCGAGCGTGGCGAGGGCGAACGATGTTGTTTGCCACCATTGGCCGTTCAGGCAAAGCGCTGTACAGCAAGCCGTCCAAGGTTGATGTCAGCGATGCCGGCGGCACGGTGCCGGGTGGCCTGTTGCTGTGGACGGTCGGTGTGGATCAGGCCAAGTCGGCGCTGTATGGCGCGCTGCTGGCTGACCGGCAGACCTTCGCGGATGGTGGCGAGTTGTTGGTCAACTTTGCCGACGAGCTGGATGAAGACTTCTACAACCAGCTTACCGCCGAGGTCTACGACCTGGTGAACAAGCGATGGGTGAAGAAAAAAGGGCAGGTGCGTAACGAAGCGCTGGACTGCTGGAACCTGGCTTACTTTGCCGCCAGCGCCCCGCCGATCAGGATGTTGAATGCGACCGATGCTGACTGGCAGATGCGTGAGTCGCGCATGCAGCCAGTGATGCAGGATCTGTTTGCCGACGCAGCGGAGACGGCGCCGGAGGTTGACCCGCCGCCGCTGTTGCCACAAGCCCCTGAAAGCCCCGCCCCGAGCGGGGCTTCTGCTTTTGAGGCGCCAGCTGACCGTTACCTGCCTGACGCAGATGAGTACTGGAGAGACTGACCATGACTGTGATGAGAGACCGGGCTGAAACCCTGCTGGCCGATGCGGACAGTATTGGTTGCCAGCC